AAGTTCCGCATTCTGGAAGGTGCCGTCCGTTCGGGAAAATCCTTCGTCTCAAACGACATCGCCTTGTCCGAAATCGAACAACTTCCCGCATGCGACATTCTCGTGAGTGGATACAGCATTTCGTCCGTTGCCCGAAACGTCATTTCGGAATGGAAAAAAATGCTTGACCCGAATGACCACGGATATTTCCGCAATGTCCGCGACGAAAAAGACGATTTCCTTGTCATAGAGAATCCAGCCTATCCGAAATTCTTCGGCAAGAAATTCTACATTCGGGGCGCTGGGAAGGAACACGATTTCAAGCAGATTCAGGGTGCAACGCTTGGGTACTGGCTGGCGGATGAACTGACGCGGCACGCGAAATCTTTTGTGGACATGACAATCACCCGTCTTTCCCCAGCGTTTGCCAAGGCGATATGGACAACGAACCCGGACTCACCGCACCATTACGTTAAAAAAGATTTTCTCGACAAAAAAGAATTGTTCAAGGTAGCGGAAGACGGAACGGCGTTGTTCAAACGATGGACATTTTTTCTTGACGACAATCCCAGCCTGACGGATGAATACAAGGAATCCCTGCGCCGTGTGCATACCGGCGTTTTCTACAAGCGCAATGTCCTGTCAATGTGGGTTATGGCAGAAGGGGCGATATATGACAACTTTGACGAAGCGCGGCATGTTCGTGTTCCTGACCTGTTGCCGAAAAGTTCACGGTATGTTTTATCGGTAGACTATGGCACGGGCAATCCGACTGTTTTTCTGCTTTTCAAATACAACCCTGCATCATGGAAATCCGGCGAACCGAAAATATGGCTGGTGCGTGAATACTATTACGACAGTAAGGCAGAAGGGCGGCAGAAAACGGATGCGGAATACTCCGCGGACATGAAGCGCTTTTTGAGCGGTGTCGAGGTTGACAAAATAATAATCGACCCGTCTGCCGCCAGCTTCAAGGTGCAGTTGTCGCAGGATGGATTCTTCGGAATCACGGACGCGGCAAATGACGTTGTGAACGGAATTCGGACACAAGCCCGTATGCTTGAAAACGGCGAATATTTAATTTCAAGCAAATGTCCCCGCACCATCGAAGACTACGGCGCATACGTGTGGGATGAAAAAGCGCAACTTTTAGGGCTCGACAAGCCTGTTAAAATGCACGATCACACGAAAGACGCGGAACGGTATGCACTGTACACGCTGTATGGTGATGTGGTTTACAATCTTGAACAAATGAACACAATGTGACATGGGGGCGCTCATGACTGCCAAGACAAAAAGTACGACATGTGGAATGAAGATGGTCAAGAATGACGGGTGGGGAAACCTTCTCACCGGATTCGGAATCAAGGGCAAGGACAAGAGAACCGGCACGTTGATACAGGGGCCGACACAGTTGTCCGAACAGGAATTCAATGACCTGTACCGTGCAGACGGGTTGGCAAAGCGGATAATCAATTTGTTGGTCGAGGACATGACTCGCCGGTGGTTCACGATTGAGAACGACACGGACGGGCTGATGGAAGCGGAGTTTCGGAAACTCAAAGCGAAACCCGCAGTCATCCGTGCTTTGCGGCAAGCGTCCCTTCATGGCGGTGCGATCATTGTGGTGGGGATTGACGATGGCGGGACGTATGAGATGCCGGTCAATGAGGGCAATATACGCCGCCTGACGCATTTTCACGTATTCGACAAATGGAGAGCAATCGTTGACAAAGAATACACTGATCCGACCGATGAAAAGTTCGGCAAAACGGAACTGTACAGAGTCCAGCCGATCACCGGCGGATCGTTCATCGTCCACGAATCCCGCGTTCTTCGTTTTGATGGCGCAGACGTGAGTGATCAGACACGGAGAGAGAATAACGGATGGAATGATTCGGACTTGCAGGTTCTGTATGAACGTCTTCGCGGCATGGGGGAAGCGCTGGGGGGAGCGGAACACATGCTCACAGAATTTACCCTTGGGGTTATGACGATGAAAGACTTGCAAGGGTTGATTGCCGCCGGGAAAGAAAGCCTTGTCAGGACACGGTTGAACATGATCGACCTGTCGAAACATGTTTTGAATACGGTCTTGCTTGATGAAAACGAGACGTACAACAAGATCGGCTCCCCTGTTGCGGGCTTTGCCGAAGTGTTGGACAAACTCATTCAGGGGCTTTCGTCATATACGGGCATACCGGTCACGGTGCTGATGGGAGAATCACCGGCGGGGCTTAATGCCACGGGCGCAAGCGACATTCGCCGGTATTATGACATGATCGGCGCACGGCAGGAAGAAAGAATGCTAGAGCAGATGGAACGACTCTGCACGTTGATCATGGCACAACGGGAAGGTGAATTCCACGGGCAAGAGTTGAAGGGATGGAAAGTGAAATTCAGTCCGTTGTGGGAACCGACTGACGCTGAAATTGTGGACACGCGCAATAAACAGGCGCAGTCTGACAACCTGTACGTGACGATGGGAGCGTTGACTCCTGAGGAGGTGGCACAATCACGTTTCGGCGGAAACAGTTATTCACTGGACACGAAGTTGGGATATGAGCGGACGATTGAGGAACCCGATGAACCCGATGAACCGACTGGCACCGTTCCCCCAGCGCCTGACGCTTCCGCAGAATAAGGACGTGCCATGAATGTGCTTGATGTGAACATGAGAATGCAGTTGCGCCGTGTCAAAAAAGCGCGGCGTGTCGTGCGGAATCCTAAATGGCTCTACCCCGCCGGTGTCGAGTTGACGTATGCGGCATATCTCTCGAAAATCATTGACTATTGGGAATCCCATGTTCGGGATTTTGTCGTTCATGAACTCGACACCATCGTTGCACAAGCAGGGATCAGAAAAGACTCTTGGGTTGACACAACAAAAAGCATGACCCAAAAAATCTCTCTTGTCGGTAACCCGATAGCGGAATTCGCAAAGCTGGCGGCGATGGTTGCCGGGAAAAGGACGGAAGAATGGAACTCGAAGCAGTGGAGCAGAATCAAAAAGACAGCGCTGGGAATCGACCTCTATTCGACAGAACCGTGGTTGACGGAAGTGATGGCAGGGTTCGTTCAACAGAACGTGGCGTTAGTGACAAACTTGACGGCATCAACTGCATCACAGATCGAATCTCTTGTGTTGGGGGGCGTGACGCAGGGGAAGACATCTGCGGAAATTGCTCGTTCAATCTTGCAAGGAACAGACCTTAAACCGGGAGTGTTCAGGAAGACGAAAAACCGCGCACGTCTCATTGCCCGTGATCAAGTTGGAAAATTGAACGGCAATCTCACACGATTGCGGCAAACGGCAATCGGATTGGATACGTATTTTTGGCGCACCATGCGTGACGTGAGGGTTCGACCGGAACATGTTGTCCGCGATGGCCGGCGCTTTTCATGGGAAAAGCCACCTATGGGCGGGGCACCTGGGGAAGCGATCAATTGCCGATGTTATGCTGATCCCGATTTCTCAAAATTGCTTGACACACTACCACCCGAAACATGGGAGAATTGACCATGCTTTGCACTCTGACGGACTGCCATATTCGACAATCGGAAGCCGATAATGCTTTGATTTCTTGACTTTAAGCAACAGTTTATGTATTATTCAGGTATGAATGTATCAGACAAAAAGCCTCCCGTTGGTTCATTCAGCGGTCCCCTTGTGGGACAATTTACTCCTGAATCATATCCGTGGTGGAAGGTATGGGCGGTTCGACGTGGTAGATGGGTCATTCATCAGGCATTCACGTTCACCCGTCCAAACGGCCAGGTCATCGACATACCGGCGAAATGGTCATGCGACCTTGCCTCCGTTGATGTTCTTCCCCCGCTGATTGGTAGATTCTTTCCCCCCGATGGCGCGTATGCACAAGCGGCTGTCGTGCATGATTTTCTCTGCGCGGCAGAAATTTTCCCCGTCCATGTGAACAACCAAATCATGTCCGAGGCGATGGACGCGATTCCTGAATGCAGCGGTGCTGCGAAGTGGTGCGTCCGCAAGGCAATCGACATCGGCACCAAGGCAACGTATTGGGAACACACGAGACTGCAGATCATAGCTTTACGCGCTCGCGTCGGGATCGTTGACAGGGCGATACCCCTGTGGCCGGACGGCGTAGCACGTTTCCCCCTCATCGTGAGGAGCGTCTGACATGACCACGATATTGCAAGTTGCACGTTTTGACCGTGGCTCTTTTCAGGGAAAAACGTCAAGGACAAAAGAAGGATTTTTACGCACCGATGCGGCAGTCACCCGTACCGGTGTTTTTGCATACCGCCTGTCTGACGGTTCCATGCGCCGGGAACTTCGGCACCCTTCGGAAGTATTCGCGCAGGACAGTTTGAAATCATTGCAGATGGTCCCTGTGACGAATGATCACCCGCCCGTTCGACTGCTGACCGCCGACACTGCCAAGCAATACCAAGTCGGATTCACGGGAGAGACGGTTCGACCATCCGAACGCATGGTGCTTTCGACAATGACGGTGACGGATGCCGCGGCTATTTCGGCGGTTGATAAAGGAAAACGTGAACTGTCGTGCGGTTATTCATGCGACCTTGTACAAGATTCAGGGGAGTATGAAGGGGAACCGTATGACTACAAACAGACCAACATACGCTATAACCATGTCGCCATCGTGGATAGAGGTCGGGCTGGTGCGGACGTTTGCATAAACCTTGACTCGTTGACAGAGGGCGATGGGTTTGAGATAGAGAAAGCAGACAACAACAATCCTCAAAGGAGTACCCGTATGGTGAAGATCGTCATTGACGGCATCGAATACGAAGCCGCCCCCGAAGTCAAAAATGCGCTCGACAAAGCGAACAAGTCCAATGCCGATGCACAGTCGAAAATTGACAGTGCAACAGCCGAAATCGACAAGATCAAGGCAGACCGCGACACTCTGAAGGCCAAGGTGGACGCCGCTGATGAAGCCGCGAAAACCCTTCCGGCACAGATTGCCACAGCAGTCAAAGCACGTCTTGATCTTGAGCGCACTGCCGGTGAAGTGCTTCCCAAGGACACCAAGATTGATGAACTTTCCGACAAGGAAATCAAAGTCGCCGTCATCAAAACCAAGTTCCCCAAGGCTGAAGGTCTCGACACGGCAAGCGATGTCTACATTGATGCACGTTTCGACGCGGCCATCGAACTCTTCGGTG